ATCAGCCGTCATAGCCTCTTCAGCTCCAACTTGTGATAAGAAACCTGAAATAGTTCTCGGTCCGAAAACTTCAGCTTCTTTCTCCATTAGATCTGGTACATATTGTTGCGCCCAACCTTGTCCAGCTGAAGACGCTAAGTCTAGGTAGTTAGTTTGAAGCGCTTGCTTTATAGAAGCAGGAACGCTATTCAAATTACCACCAGGATTAGAAATTGCCATAATTTTGTAATTTTAATTTGTTATTTATTTTTGTTTTTAATTTTAAATTTATAATCAGAAGATGTATCACCTAGCACTTTTACTTTTATACCATTAGTTTCAATAGTTCCGTGAGCTTGTCTTGGATCCATATTAACGTTTTTAGCTTTAGCAACACTATCTTTCATAGCGTCAGCTTTTCCTTGTTCGTAAAAATGCTTTGCAATAGCATCTGCATGCATTGCTGTATACAAAGATTTGTGATAACCCTTAGCATCTGATAATGTAGAATTTTTATCTAAAAACTTTTTAGTAAAATTATTTATATCGCTTTGAGCTTCTTTTACTTCGTTAGCATTGTTAATATTAAACCTGTATTTTTTATCACCGACATTATATTCAAAACCTTTGAACTTGTCATTAAAAACTTCATTAGTTTTTTTAGTAAAAATTTCAGTATTTTTATTAACAGTTTTTTGATTTGCTTCTGATTCTTTATTATATCTATTAAAAAAATCCCAAGCTTTTTGTTGTTCAGGCGTTAGCTTTGAACCAGCTTTAATTTCTTCATAGTATTTGGACTTTTGCCCGTCCAAGTGGCTTTTAGCGTTGGCAACTTGCTCTTTTAACGCTAATTTTTTTCTTCTTATTTCTCTTTCGTCATCTTCTTCTTCATTGTAAGAGAATTGATCTTCCATAAGGAAGTTAATTTCTTCTGCATTTAAATGAGGTTTTGTTTGTTTGTAGTACTCATATAATAAATCTTGATTATCTAATTTACTATAATCTTGGTTTAATCTAACATAATCATTTAAATCTCCACCAGTTTCTTCCATAAAGTCTACTAACTTTTGTATGTTTTCTGGTAATGGCTTTCCAGTGACCTCAGCTTCTACAATAGCTTCTTCAACTTGCTCTTCTACCTCAGCTATTTCTTCTTCAGTTGATTCTTCAGTTATTTCTTCTAGTATTGTAGCTTCTTGTGTTTCTGCTTCCGGTTGTACTTCTTTTTGTTCTTGTGTGGGCTCGGTATTCTCAGACTCTGCAGCCACTCCGCTGTCGTCAGCTGAACTTGTTTCAGTTTCTTTGTTTTCTTTTGGTTCTTCATTTTTTTCTTCTTTTGGTGTTGGTGGTTTATCTAAGTTTACTTTTATAACGTTATCATCTTCTTCAGTTTGTTTGATATTAACTTTAGTAACGTTGTCTTGTGTAGTCTCTTCGACTACTTGTTCATCTTTTTCTTCCATAATATAATATAATAATAATTAATAAAAATTTATCTAGGTTCAAAAGCACCTAAATCAAATCCTCCGCCTAGTATATCATTACCTGCAGATTCAAAGTTTTTAGGTGGTTTACCTTCTTTTCTTTGCTCAATCATCTCGCTTTGTTGAGTCGCTTGTATTTTTGTTCTTTCGTCTTTTCTATCTTCTTTTTGCTTTTCTCTTTCTTTAATGCCACTAACTTCAGCTTCTCTTAACTGCATGTTATATTGAAATTCTAAAGCCATTAGTTCTTTTTTCATTTGAACTTCTTGCATCATTCGTTGTGACTCTATTTTAGCTTTTACTTGTTCTAGCTCTGTTTGTCCTTGGGTAATTGCTTGGTTTTTTTGAACATCAGCATTTGCTGCTGCTTGAGCTGATTGTTGATTTAACTGAGCTTGCTGCTGCATGTTTTGCTGTTGCATAGCTTGATCTCTTTGTATTTTCTTTTTTCTACGTATTTTAAGAAGTTGATTAGCTAGTTTAATGTTTTTAACTTCTCTAAGATCTATCGCGTCTTCTAAATCTATAGTTTTTTGTTGAAGAGCCATTTGAATATTATTTTCTAAAATAGCTTTCTCTTCTTCGTCAGGTGTTAATTCTATAAATATGCCAAAATCATAAAGATGTAAGCTACTCATCTCTTCTAATGTTGCTACATTGTGAGTGCCTATAGCTTGTATAAAAGCGTCTCTTGTTGGCGAATACTCTATAATGTCTGATATTCTAAGCGATAAACACTCTGCTATTTCAGATGTTAAAAATAATCCAGACTGTAATATATGTCTAGTTGCTGTATTACTATTAGCTGCTGCTAATTTTTGCACTCCAACTAAAGCGTTTTTATCTGGCATACTACCATCTCTCGCTTCGTTTAATCCGGTTACATCTCTTATCATTTGTAAGTAATAATTGTAATTACCTATAAGCGCTTGCATTTTATTACCCCCACTACCAGATGTAATTTCTTGAATAGGTACTTTACCAGGATTCATATCACCATCCTGCGTAAATGATCTACCAATAACACTACCAGTTTGGAAGAACATATTTAAAGCTTCTTGCGGGTTATAATTAGTTCCGTTACCTAAATCAACTTCAGCTAAACCATCAGCATCTAAGTAAACACCATCTGGCACCATACGCGCCATTACTTGTTGTAATTTTAGATGAGTTAACTGTATCATGTCTGCAAAACCTGTTATACGTTTTACTAGTGAGTCTATTTTACCATCATATATTCTTGGTGCTACTATAGAGTAATTCATTTTTACTTTTGTAAAATCACTTTTTGGTCGCATCATGTTTTTAGACATTTCCCATTTAAGCAATTTATCCGTACCTAATATTAAAGCTCCTTCGTAAAGAGTTTCTATAGATCTTAATAATCTTGAATAACCACCTTCTTTGTTTTCTGGCGGATTAAAAGTATCATCTTTAGGTATAATTTTGTCAGCACCAGTACCAGTTTCTTTTATTTTATAAACCTCATTCATGTATGTTTTATAATTAAAATATAAAACTTGAATAGTATTGTTGTCTTCTTCTTGCTTAGAATATCTAGTATTAGAATTATTTCGATTATAATTTTTGTTTTTCATTATATCTTCAAGATCACTTTCTGATAAATGCGGAAACTGTTTTGCTAATTCATTTACAGGAATAGTTTTAACTTCTCCAACATAATATATATCGTCAAAGTAAGGAGAGTCAGTATAAGAATAAACTAAGTTAGCTGGATCTACATAATCAATAGTAACTCCTTCGGAAGTATTAAAAGAAGTTTTAACAGCACCTATACCTAACACGGTTAAATCGTAATAAAATCGTTTTTTTATTAGCTCGTAATTATTACCTTCGAACAAAACTTTTAAAGCTTGTTCTTCTGCTAACTCAACGGCTTGTTTATAACTTAACTGCATGTGCAGCTCTAGTTCTTCAGTAGATTCTGGTAGCTTTTCTTGATCTGTTTCGTAAAGATTTATGTTAAAGTTTTGCATAGCCGCATCATTAAACTCCTTGCTTTGCATATCTCTTATAATAGACTCCATATATTCAGTACGCTTTTCTACACCAAAAGGATCTTGAGAATAAGCTTTAATATCATAAGTTCTTTCTGCAATACCGTTAACTACTATATCTACAAATTTAGAAATAATAGGAACAGGTTTCCAGTCTAAATTTAAATAGGACAAATCACCGTTTATAGATAACTCGTCCTTGTATTTTTGTATTGATTGCTCACCTCTAGCATACAACCTTAAATTATGAAAATCTTTAACATTTGACATGTATCTATTGATGCTTCTGTCTTCGTTAAACCATTCTGTTTCTATAGCTTTAGCTACTTTCATACCATAATCATAACTCAACTTTTCAGCATCACTTACTGTTTGGCTTGGAAAATAACTTTTATTAGAATATGCCATATTACTTTATTATTCGTGAATTAGTTCCAGTATTACTATACTTGGATATATTTATATTTATTTTTGATTTTTCAATTTTTACATTTGGAGCGTATAAATGTCTATTGTTAGCCATTATAGCTAAACCAGAACTTATTGATGCGTCAAACTTTGTCCTTTTATTTATATCAAACTTACTCCAATCATTTAATAGTTCGTTAAAATATAAATCTCCAAATGTTCCATCTTGCTTCATACCTACGTGATCTTGTATATACATCTCTATCGCTGCAGCATGAGCTTGCTTTATATCTTCGCTTGAGTTAGGTATACCACCAACTTCTTTTTCTGCAGTTGATAATTTATTCCAAATTTTATCAGGACGGTTCATACTAAAACCTCTATATCCTCTACGTCTTAAATAATATAAAAGACGCGGTTTATTGTTCTCTGCTAGTATTGGCATACCATAAAATACTAATGCCATTAAAACATCTTCAAAGAATATTTCAGCCGTAGGTGGTCTTGATAAGTATTCTAAAAAAAAGCTATTCGCAGGAGCGTCCTCCATACTAAACCTGGTTAAGCCGTG